GATAAACCCAGTGGTCAAAGAGTTCTGCTGAGTTGACTGACCAACTGAGGTAACTACGTTGGAGTCGGTATCGGTAGAGATGACCGAGAACACACCAAGCGTTGAAGAAGTCGTTGCTGCGGTGGTGACTTTGGCGTAGTAGTTAATTGTAAAGAGACCGTCAGAGGCAGGGGTGTAGAGCGTTGTGGCTGCTTGTGCTGCGGACTGGGCGGTGAGGCTGACGGTAGCGAGGGCAACCGAAGTACCTTGTGATCCCTGTGAACCAGTTGAACCCTGACTACCTTGGTATCCTTGTGAACCTTGTACGCCTTGGTAACCCTGGTATCCCTGTGAACCTTGCGAGCCTGTTGAACCAGTAGCACCTTGGTTACCCTGCGTTCCTTGGAAACCTTGAAATCCTTGATTACCTTGAGCACCAGTAGTTCCAGTGGCTCCTTGTGAACCTTGGCTACCTTGTGCTCCAGTAGAACCAGTCGCACCTTGGAAGCCTTGAGTTCCCTGCGCTCCAGTAGAACCCTGTGAGCCAGTAGAACCTTGAACGCCCTGGAAACCTTGATTACCTTGAGCACCAGTAGAACCCTGCGCTCCAGTAGAACCTTGAGCACCTGTAGAGCCTTGTGCACCAGTTGTTCCCTGAGCACCTGTTGAACCCTGTGCTCCGGTAGTTCCTTGGAAACCTTGGTTACCCTGTGAGCCTGTAGCTCCTTGTGATCCTTGTGCACCGTTAGAACCGTTAGCACCTTGGAATCCTTGGTTACCCTGATTGCCCTGTGTACCCTGTGGTCCCTGCGTACCGTTAATACCTTGTGTTCCGGCAACACCTTGGAATCCTTGATTACCTTGATAACCCTGAACACCCTGTGAGCCTTGTGCTCCTTGAGCACCAGTAGCACCAGCAGCAGTAATAAGGTAAGCATTAGCAATTACAGATGGTATTGCTGGGCCAGTGGTAGGAGATGAGATGGCAAGAAGCGTTACTGACGTTGAATTAGATGTCCAGTAAATTTCAAAGTAATCGTTAGCCGCAGCGGTAACTTGCCATTCCCACGCAGCAACTTTGTCTGAGTTTTGCTTGTCCATAGTCACATCAGTGTTGGACTGAGAAACGTCAGAACCGTTCTTTCGTAGCCAAATAAGAACTTGGTCAGTTGAATTGTCTGTTTGCGTTAATTGAGCAGAGAAGTTAATACCGTACTGACCGGCATAAGCAAACGTAATACGAGAACTAGAAGCAACAGAAATACCTGCTTGCTGGTATGTTCCATTAAACGTAATGGCTTGACCAGTGTTGGCAGTGGATAATGTTTGTGTTGATGTTGAATAGTACGAACCGTAGTAAGCAGAAGTTCCACCAGCACCTTGAGGTCCAACGCTACCAACTACACCTTGGTAACCTTGGTAACCTTGGTAACCTTGGTTACCTTGGTATCCTTGATTACCTTGTGAGCCAGTAGAGCCTGTTGTGCCTTGGAAACCTTGGAAGCCTTGATTACCTTGTACGCCTTGAAAACCCTGATTGCCCTGTGCACCTGTGGCACCAGTAGAACCTTGGTATCCTTGGTTACCTTGGTTGCCCTGAGTTCCTTGGTATCCCTGTGCACCTTGCAAGCCGGTTGAACCTTGTGCACCAGTGGCACCAGTAGAACCAGTGGTTCCCTGACTGCCCTGTACACCTTGAAAACCTTGACTACCTTGGAATCCTTGATTGCCCTGTGTGCCCTGATTACCTTGTGAACCTTGTGCACCAGTACTTCCCTGTGCTCCAGTCGATCCGGTAGCTCCCTGAGCACCAGTAGAACCTGTTGTACCCTGATAACCCTGTGTCCCCTGTGAGCCAGTTAGACCCTGATTGCCCTGGTTACCCTGGTAGCCTTGATTTCCCTGCGCACCAGTGGCACCTGTAACGCCCTGTGAGCCTTGTGAACCAGTAAGACCCTGTGGGCCTTGGGTACCTTGTGAACCAGTAAATCCTTGGTATCCTTGATAACCTTGGTATCCACGTGTACCTTGTACACCCTGTGTACCTTGGTTCCCTTGTGTGCCCTGATAACCCTGATTACCTTGATAACCCTGTGGGCCCTGTGCTCCAGTGTCTCCCTTAATTTGAGTCAGCGAATCGTCAAATGACCAGTACCATTGTGCGGTTGTAGAACCGATTGGGTATTGGACACCGATGTAGTAGTTAACCGCAGCAGTTACGGTAAGTTCCCATTGTCCTGGACCACCCCATTGAGTTCCGGTAGTGGCAGGTCCAAAGTAGTCAGTTCCGAGAGTAAGACCAGTAGGTGCAGGTTGACCTGCTGTAGGTGGAGAAGTGAATAGAGATGCCTTGTACGCGTAGACACCAGCGCCGTTAAGGAATCCCGAAGGTCCTGCAACGGTTCCTGAAAGCAGGTAATTTGTCATTCAGCAGTTGCTCCTGCGCTTATTGCAGCCTGAGCCGCGTCGTATCGAGCACCTACCTTGGCGTCGCCACCAAGATTCATGCCTGTTTCAATTTCCCACTTTGATCCGGCTCGTTGTTCTAGCGAAGCAGAACCTTTAACCGTCTTTGGTTGCACACCGTCTTTGCGTAGACGCCTGTAAGCATCCACGTCTTTGTGCATCTTCTTTGTGTCCATGTCAATAACACCGGCATTAGAACGTGTCTCCATTGCAGACGGAGCAATAGAGATAGAAGCGGCCTTACAGCCGAAACAGTCCTCTGGGTGAAGTCCAACGTTGTGTGGTGTTGCGGTCATGAAATCAAGGCTCCGTATCCTGCGTTAGTCAATGCCGTAGCTTCTGCCGTAGTAACTTGACATACGTTCATATACACTTTAACCACATAAGGGTTCTGGCTTACTGTAACAGATGTAGGCACAGGTGGGTTGACTTCGTAGTTGACAAAGTACGACGTGGAATATGGTGCTTCTGGGTTCCACGGGTTGTATGGGTACGGAATGTTCGTGTTGGAGTTCTCCGGCGTAGCCGTGTCCTGAACGAACGTACCATCCGACAACTTAAAGACCAAGACGTAACGTGCCCTGTTAGGGAAGTAACGCCATAACCTACGCTCCAAGCCCTTTGAATCGGGCAGGATCGGTGGGTTGTCCTTTACCTTTGGTGGTGTAAAAGTAGGCATGAAAGCCTACTTAATCTGGTTCTTACGTCCGAGAGCACCAATGCGAGCAGCATCAATAGCGTCACCCATACGAGCACCACCAGTTGTCTGGTTCTCAGCCGGAGCTGAAGTAGGTTGACCAACTGGCTTAGTTACACGAGTGTAACCACCGTCAAGGCTTTCCTCAAGAAGTGTTGCTGCACGAAAGTCAATGGGCGTAACTATTGCGCTTTTCTTTACGTCAGTGCTAAATTCTTCGCTAAAACGACTAGGCATTACATGTCTCCGTATGTCTTGTAGCCAACTACTTCTGGAGCGTCAGCGTTTGAGCCGTACTCCAACTTTGTAATGCCACCGATGATTGGTGTGCCCTTAATGCCACGAGCGGTGTTTGTTTCAACGCCACGGTTAGCAGGTCCACTTGTCTCAGTAGAGGTTACAGGTGTTGGGATGTATCCTGTGTCAATAGTGTTGGCTGTGGTTCCACGAAGGAACTCAGCCGATACTGTTGGAAATGATGCGCGTGATTCCATTATGTCCACCTTGTGTCGGTCATGTCGCACTGGCCACAGTAGCAAGGGTCTGATGTTTCGCCCTTAATTGCTGTAGCGTCGTTACGAGCTGCGCGTACTGCGCGGTTTGGTAGGGGTGTTCCTGCTGGCATGGCGGATTCTGGTCCGAGTGTCAAGCCAAGTCCTGTAGGTACTGTCATGAGAGTTTTTCCTCGCTAGTGTGTTGATCCTTGAGAGAAACGAGGTTGCCGTTTTTGTCGGTAAGCCGACCACACATGAGACAATAAATCTCATCTATGCCAGCCTGTACGTCCCTGCTTCCGCAGTTCTTACAAGCTCTGGGCCACGACAACGCTCGTTCCTCTCTAGGTTCTAATTGACTACTGGACTAAGCCAGTGGTGAGCCGGACTCACCGAGGTCTACTGCTGGTTCGTAAGCAGTTCCAGTTCCAGGTGTAGTGCTGATGTCAGCGCCTAGAAGTGAACTTGACTCAATACGGATAACTGAAGCCTGACGGAAGATTCCGTAAGCACCAAGCCAGTACCATCCCATTGGGACGAAACGGCGTAGACGGTCAGTTACTGGACCAGGTACAACGTGTGGGAACGCTCCGTTACCGTCAACGTATGAGTGAGCCTTGGCAAGAGCCTGGCGACCAACGATGAGAGTTCCGTAAACGTTTGTTGAAGATGCACCAGCACCCTGGAATACAGGAGCACGTGGAGTTTCGATCCAACGAACACCTTCGTAAGCACCGAGCTCACCGTTCCAGATTTCACCTGGCTGTGCGTAGACGTGTGGTGCACGCCATCCCTGTACGTTTGAACCTGAGATAGATTCGCCCTGAAGGTCTGCAACGAGGTCTGGGTGGATGTAACCAACGTACATACCGCCGAATGTTGGAACGTTCTGAGCACGGAGACGAGCACGAGCAACACGGATGTCAAGTGATGACAATGTGTTTGCTGCTGCTACACCGGCACGAGTAGTTACAGAAGTCTGGAGTGTTGTTGCTCCGAGTCCTGATGCGTACTGTACGTTTGTTCCAACGTCCAAAGCAGCACGAGCAATCGTGTCGATTGAAACACCAGCGTTGTATCCAACTACGTTGGCAACGATTGGGTCAATGTCCACGAATGATGTTCCGCGCAACTTGGCAGTGGTAAGAACACCGTTACCGTATTCAGCAAGAGTCAACGCAACGGTTGAGTCTGACATTGCTACGGTTGTGATGTCTGTTGTTTCTGTAAGTGCCGTGGTTGAAATCGGCAGGTCGTTCACGATTGTGAACTGTACCGAAGCACCTGGCATTGACTGTGCAGTAGGCTGAACGTCTGCTACAGCGTCAAAGTAAAGCTCTGGACGTAGAGCGAAGTACGCCATACGGTCATAAGCGGCCTTCGAGAAGTCAAGGGTTGACTGTCCCGTTGGGTTGTCTGAGTAGCCATCAATAGCCATTTCAAACTCCTTTTCTAGTTAGTGTGTTTTGATTAACGCACGTTCCTAGAAGTCCAAACACCCAGTTTTTCATACTGTTGTTCTGTTACGATCTTCATGGCTTCTTCGGGACTTGTTGCCTCTTGGATACGGGCTAGGAATTCCTGACCTAAGTCTGGTCCTACGCCTGATGTACCAATAGTCGCACCTTGGGCACGACGTAAAGCCTCAAGTTCCGCATCGTTAGCAGGGGCTTCGGTGGTTTCCTGATTAGATGAAAGGATGCCGTATTCTTCAGCCATCTTCCGGATTGCGTCTACTGACGCTTCTCCATCGTATGCCTTACGAAGTAATGCACCTGCACCTGTCTCTGGGATTCCAGCCTTGGTGAATTGGAATTCAAGCTTTTGCTTTTCCAGTTCTGCCTTTGCTGCTTCAAGTTCCTTACGGGCTTTGTCACCTTCACGCAACTGACGCCTAATGTTAGGGTCTAGTGGCTGACTGTTGATTTCTTGCTCGTCAAGTTCGTTGTCGAATTCGGACATGTTGATCGCTCCTTCTAGGTACGCGCTTTATTCAGAGGTAAATAAAACGGATAAATTTGTTTGCACTATACGCACTTGGGGACGTGCTCCCCACCAAGCGGTTTAGTTGTCCAGCTCGCCCACGATCAATGGGGCCAAACACCTAACGTAATTGTAGCACATTATGTACGTGCAGAACCAAGACCTGTAACACCCTTAGAAGTTTCGGCGTATCCACCGCCCTTTTCAAAGGGAGCGGCCTTGGCTTCTTCGGCCAACTGTACCTGTCTTTGGGCTACTGGCTGTGTAGTGCCCCCAAAACCGGCTATTTGGCTTCCAATCAAAGTATTGGTGTCTACGGTAGGTGCAGTGGCTCCAGGGAGCGCCTTGGTCAAATTAACGTCCTTAGAGGCCGTTTGAATCGCTGTCTGTGCCTTGCCTAGGGTAAATTGGCTGTAAGGGTCAGAAGCGCCACCCGTCATTCCAGCAACCCTAACCATTTCACCTAATTGTGAAGCCTGGTTAGAGGAGAAGTCTTGAAGTCCAGCATTTCGGGCTGTGTTCTGTAAGTTGGCTGCAAGTGCTTGGCGTTCAAGAACTGGAGCAGCAGCGGTTGGATTAAGGAAATATGCGACAAGACCACCAGTTCCAATATTGTGTTGTTGCATAAACTGTTGTTGAACACTTTGAGGCAACGCATTTACCGCTTGATACCCCATAGCAATGCGTTGACTAAACTCAGAAGCAGATACGTTACCTGCAACAAGGTTTTCAATAGGAGTCTTTTTTGTTTTAGGGTCTGGGGTAGTAAGGAACCCAGTAGGAAGTCCAGCAGCCTGAGCAGTTGCCTGATAAGAATTTACCAAATTAAGGTACGTTGATTCAGTAAGTGGTTTTGTACCATTCTTGGCCGCTTCTGCCTGTTGAGCAATAAGACCAGCAAACGTGCTTTTGTATTGAGGTGTTTCACGAACCATGTTCATTAACTCTTTAGGGTTAGTGATGTTGTCTTGCATTGTCCACTTGTAAACTTGTGGTGCAATAGCTCCAAGATCAACACTTTGAAGCCATTGGTCAAGTGTTTGATAAGAACTGTTTTTTAAATTTGCTGAAGCCGTAGCATTGGCAATCTGTGTAGTCATCTGACCAGCAATGGTGACTGCTTCAGTTATTGTGTCTCGACTGGTTTGTTGAGCGGCGGTAAGACCAGGGCCGTAATCAACGCCCTTAGGCAATTTAGATAAATCACCACCAGTTTTACTACCTGCATAATTAAGTGCCTTGATAAGTCCAGAATTCAAAGAACCTTGAATTTTTGTACCACTGGTTATGTATTCATTAGCATTAAAACCAGGTACGTTCCCAAATACTGCTTCAAAAAGAGCAGGGCCACCTTGAAAAAGAATTTGATTTGTAATGGCATCTAATCCAGAACTGGTAATGTTTCCTTTAGAATCTAGATACGCAGAAGAAGGCAAAATTGGTGTACCAGCCAGTTGCTTTGCTAATGTAGCGGCGGCGACAGCATCGGCTCCACTGTTAACAAGCGCGGAAGTTATTGATTTAATACCTGCTGGACCAGCAGGGTAAATAATAGATTGTTGCTGACCAGCACCACCACCACCGCCAGCAAAAGGATTAGGAATTGTAGTTGTAGGTGTGGTTGTAGTTGTCGTTTTGATTTTTTTTGCCATTACTGTGCGCCCCCTTGTGGCATAGGTGCAGCCATGCTTGGTTCAGCTTGTGCTGGAGAAGGCATTGGCTGTTGTGATGGAGCGGCTGCTTGTGCTTGTTGACCACCGGCCATCTCTTG